GTTGAACTACGCAGGCAAAAACTTATATTAACTCAATTCTTTTACTTTGTCAACCACTTTGTTCCAATGTTCAGTGAACCTATGTCCACCCGTTTCTTCTACATGAGTACTTGCTGTATACTTGTACCAGTCTAGCATTTGTTCATACGGGATAATTTCATCATCTTTAGCAACAAACAAGTGTATTAAAGCACCCATATAATTGTTTGTCAAGTAGTTTCGCATCCTTTCTAGTTCTTCAAGATGCCCTAAAGTAAGCCAAAATTCTTCTGCTGTGACACAATTGATGTTTCTACCAAGAACTTTTTTAAGAGTTTCATGGGGTTTGCTACTAGGGTTAACGATTACTGCTGGTGCGTCAAACGTATGAGCAAAGTAAGTAGCATAAAACGCACCTAAACTAGTACCTACGAACACTAACTTACCCATGATATCGCGGTCCGCTAGATACCAAAAGAAAACTTGATCTTTAATAAGATCAACAACATCATTAGGATCTACAGGAAGATCAGGTGCGAATACTTGATCCTCACCAAAAACTGCTTTTAAAGCATCAGCTTTTTGACTATTACCTGAACTTCCGAACCCGTGCAAATAAACAATCATAGTCTCAACTCTCTTAGTTACATTATGATTATAGCAGGTTTTACCCGTTTGTCAAGCCTTTTAACGAGGTAAATCGCGGATATCTAAGCCATTGTTTTCTAAAGCTTTTTCCTGTTCGGGAGTTAAGCCTATGAATCCATAGATAATTTTTTCATGGGGTTCGCCCATAATCAGTCTAGTATAGTGATACCCGTCGGGGTTAAGTTCTAAGATTTCTTTACCGGTTAAGTATTGAGCAAACTTATTGGGTACGGGCTTTGCGCCCAGCTTTCTAGCATATGTTTCTGGGCCTTGACTTACTTCAGCCCAACTTCGGTTTTGTTTTACGTCTGCTTTTTTAGTCATTGAATAATCAGCAATGCCTTGTTTAGTGGCACGATATTCTTGTTTTTCAGGGTCTAGCTCAGTTTCAGCACCACTAGCATATACTTTAAAACTACTAGTCTGAGGTACTCGTCTATAAAGATTCACAGCAGTAATCTTGTCACCGCGCTTTACAACTTTCCAGTAACCCGGAGTATCAAGAAGTTCTTCTTTATTAACTGCACTTTTAAAGCCGCCAGCCTTTTGGTAAGACTTTTGTAACAAGTCCCATACTTCGCCAGCATACTTTGCTTTGTCTTGATAAGTGAGTAAGTTCATTACTCGTTCTGTTAATAGTTCATGTGCTCTCATAAGAGTATTTATCAAACAATCACGGTATCCTAAAATGCACTCACAGAATGATTTTTAGGATAACGTGAGAATTTCTTCTCACGTAGTAGGGTCGTTGCCCTACTCACGCTTCTTACTGATTAGTCACAAAAGACCGTTCATCAACGTGTCCGCCCATTTATTTTTTTAAGTGCTTATGCAGTCTCGTTCCGCTAAATTTTGCACTGTCTTAAAACAAAAAGCCCCGAGTTCTTTCGTTCTCAGGGCTTAGTTAAAATCTGTTTGTACTTTTGACTTTACCTAAACCCCACACTCCCTCTTTGATCATTTGTGCCGCGGAAACTAATAGATGCTGGCACTGAGGGTAAATTGGCCGCTATTGACCATTCTAGCCCAAGATGTTTCTGCATATAATAGTTAAAGTTTGTCATAGTAAGTTTATTTATCCCTGTGCAAGAAAAACGATCTTTTAACGGCTGTTTTTCTCTCTTTTGTTTATTTATACACATAATACTGTATAAAAATTTTTTGTCAACTAGTTCATCACCCAATAAATAATAATATGAACTATGATGCATTTTCACACGGACAAACATTAAGTAAAATATGGTTATGCGAACAACTAGAATCTCACTTACCTAAAAACACCAGAGCAGCTATCTTAGGTAGTTGGTATAACGTTTTAGCTTTTATGATGCTAACACGTAGAACGGATCTGTATGACTCTATAACAGGTATTGATATTGATCCGTTAGCTGTCATGATTGCCGATAAAATATGTAATGCTTGGATACACGATACTAAAGTATCAAACATTCAAACAGATACGGATGGATTTGACTATACAGAATTTAACTTAGTTATCAACTGTTCAGTAGAGCATATGAATAGCAATTGGTTTAATAATATACCAGATAAAACTATCGTATGTATTCAGTCAAGTAACGTAATAGATCAATCTTTCCCGTGGTTAATAACTAACCCTAACCCTGATATAAAAACTTTGGTAAAAAAATATCCCCTTAGCCAAACTCTATTCTTGGGAGAAAAAGAGTTTAATTATGGCAGTTGGGGATATAAAAGATTTATGCTTATCGGTGTGAAATAGTTAGATAGCTATTTTATTAATAGCACCAACTACCGCTGCGATTTTTCCTACCGTTTGTAGTTGTTGTACAGTCATTCCTTCTTTCTTTAATAGTTCATAATGTGACTTAATACAAAAATGACACTTACCTACAACACTTGCTGCTAGTGCGTACATTTCAAACTTTACTTTGCTTACACCGCCATTTGTAGCATAAGCATTCATTCGCAATCCTGCTGGTAAGCCTTTTAGCTGTTCATCACCTGTCATCTCTACGAATGGATAATAAGTGTTATTCATAGCCATAAGTGCTGCTGCTGTTTTAGCTGCTTCACGTTCAGGTGTTCCTAACAAAGGACCGTTCATAGAAATTTCATATGCTAACTCGCCATTATTAGACATAATAGCCGCTGCTAGCGCACATGCATGAGCATCAACTTCGTCTAGACCGCTGCGGTTAATCACAGCGTCTAGATTTAGTTTGATATCTTTAGCATGATCTGGAATACTATTTTTTACATCATCAACCCAACTCACAGTGTTGCTCCACCTACTTGACGGTTGCACGGACAGAGGTCTCCTGTTTGGCAGCTATCTAGAACTCTTAAAGTTTCTTCCGGACTACGACCAACATTCAAGTTATTCACTGTTACATGCTGAATAACATTATCAGGGTCAACAATAAAAGTTGCTCTCAATGCTGCGCCCGCCGGATTAAAAAACACACCCAACTGATCAACCAAACTAAGATTTACATATTCACCCTCATCTGTGTAATGAGGGCGTTGGGTGTCAGCAAACTGAACATGTGTAATCTTTTGTAGGTCAGGATGTGCTTTTTGCCAAGCTACTTTACAAAACTCGTTATCAGTAGAGCCAGTAAGTAGAACTGCATCACGGTCTTCAAAGTCTTGAAACAACTTGTCGTATGCTACAATCTCTGTGGGACACACGAACGTGAAGTCTTTTGGATAAAACACGATTACTTTCCATTTGCTAGGGAATGATTGTTCTGTAATATCAAAGAATGCGTCATCTGGTTGGCCTGGACGAACACCGGTTACTACAAATTTTTCTAACTTATCACCAACTGTTTTCATATATTCTCCTTTAAGTAACAGTATTTCTATTATAACAAATTATACAGGTAAAACAAATAGATTATTCTGAAGAGAATAATCTATTTTTCCTATTACTTAATTTCTACACGACGGTTCTTAGAAGTAGAAGAAACATCAACCGGTTGCTCTTCACCGTAACTAACAACTTCAATCTGTGAACGAGCCACACCATTTGCCATTAAAAACATAGCAACTGCATTAGCTCTACGCTCACCTAGTGCTAAGTTGTACTCACGAGTACCTTCTTCGGAAGCATGACCTTCTAGTCTAACAGTAAGATCAGTACTTCCTTGTAGTCTAACCGCGTGATAAACTAATTTTGCACGATCTGTTGCGTTTACGTCTGAACTATCAAATTCAAAGTAAAACACGGTTGTAGCCAAAGCTTCACGTTCAGCATCAGACAATTGCACTTCAGTGGGTGCAGCCACGTTGTTAACTTCTTCAGTTACAGCTTCTTCATTAGAAGCACCAGTTGAACTACATGCGGTTACTGCAAATGCAGTAACAAGTGTAAACAGTTTTAAAACATTATTCATTTTTATCTCCTTAGATTGTAAATGGTGTATATTCTACACCGGTTGTTTGCATTCCTACCAAATTAATTGTAGTTTGGAAGTTTTCTAGATTAGCAGCAACAGCTAGTAAGCTTGCTTTAGTATAAGTTTTATTTTCAATTAAAGCTACAAACTCTAATGTTTCAGCCAAAGTTGACACTCTACCTACTACGTTCTTAAACACGTTTTTTACAAACGTTTCATTACTCACACCACCTGCGTCTTCAGCAAACTGCACTGAATTAACAATTCCATGTGCTAGTTCATTTATAGTAAGACCTTGATCCTTATAAGCTAAAGCCATACCCATTAGTGTTGCATTTACATCGGAAACACCAAACGCTGCCGCTAACAATGAATAGGTTTGACCAGCAGCACCGTTATTAGTTAGATCATACGCAAATGCTTTGTTATCAAACACAACTCGCTCGTATTGGTTCAAGTTAAACTCTACATTACTAAGCAAGTTACTAGTAGCAACAATTGCATCTTCACTAAAGTTAAGAGTGTAGTCAGTGCTATCACCTTGGAAAGTGTATGTATCTACACTAGTAGTACCTTCAACATCTACGATTACATCAAGTACGCCGTCACCAACTCTACCGGTACCAACTGAACCAAATGTTGCAATGGTTCCGCTAACACCAACGGTAGCAACAGTAAGAATAAGATTGTTTGCTACAGTGCCTCCTAGTGCAGTTCCCAACACAGTAATAGTATCACCGGCTACATATCCAGTACCTACAGTTTTGATTGCGGTAGCGTATACTCCGTTTGTTTTAACTACATCAAACGTTGCACCTGTGCCTGTTCCTGAAGTAGTACCTGTTACACCGGTATAAGTGCTGTTAATTGCTTTGTCTTTAATTCTAACTGTTGTTGTCATGTTGTTCTCCTATGTAATGATAATTCAGCCGTCTATTTAGACGGCTGTAAGTTAGTCTATATTTTATTTCAAAATCTATTTAGTTTAAAATGCAAGTAGTATGAACCATACGAAAGGAATTTCCGGGCTTCAAAAAATAAGACATATACTAATATTCTCTTGAATTTATTTAACTTTTGAGATGCTAGTATATGTCTTTTTAGATTATGATACAACTAAATTGGGTAACTTATCTTACTTGATTTAATCTACCAATAACACCGTTTACATCACTGCCTTGTCTTTTTACTGATCTAGTAAGACGATCAATGTCAGCTTGCATTTTGGTAAATTGTTCAGTCAAACGTTTAATCTTGTTTTCCAATTCTATAATTTTGCTGTCTGCTTTATCAATACTTACAGCTTCAGTTTTGGGTTGATTTGGGTCCGGTTTATACATATTATTCATGATAGTTTGCCTCTGTACTATTTAATCATCAATATGTTCTGTGTAACTATTTAAGCTACACAGAACACTGTATTAAAATAATGCTACTAAGCAACCTTTGCTATCGGGGATCAGACTATGATCAACTGTTCCGCCTGATAATATAATATTTAATCCATCAATTAAATAGTTTACGGTAACATTTCGCTGAGTTTCATACCCCAACTTATCATTGATAGGTCCTCTGTACACTACTTCACCTGTCGCGGGTCTTATTACAAATACCTCTGCTGTTCTTGTAACTCCCAATGCTTTTGCTACCGACTGATCAGCATCTTTCATAATGGGAACAGAAAATCCAAACTCAGATTCTTCTTTGATAATACCTTCTATACCATCTTGAATACTAGCATTTAACATATAAAACGCTACGGGCTTATCAGCAAACTGTTCAATTACTTCTTTATAGTCATGACTGCCCAATCTTGCAATCGGGCAACCATTTCCTTGAATATAAATTGCAACTAATTCCTCTGAGTGATTACTTAGTGTAACTTCTTCACCGGAAACAGTAGCAAGAGTAAAGTCTTCTACAGTTCTCAAATAGTCATCAGCATATGTTAGCGATGATACCAAACAAAATAAAGTTGCAATTATATATTTCATATTACTCACCTGAAGGCTCTTGATACTGCGCTTGATTAACTACTTTCCAAGTCATTGCTCCAAAGAACATTTCGTCCCATGACTGCTGACCCCAAGGTACTGATCTAGATGGGTCAGGATTAGCCAAGTTGTTTTCACTATTGTCAAACACACCAGTTACAAGAACTTCAGTACCAGCAGGCAATAGTTTTGGTTCAACAAATTCATAACTAATTTGCCAGCTGTAACTGTAATTAGCAACGTTAATCAACTGCTCTCTTGTACCGTCAGGATAAATTGCTTCAGCTTTCATGCTCTTGCCACGAAAATGCATGTGAGGCAAGAATGTATAAAGATATAAATCTTCTTGAATCTGCACTGACTGTTGCATTTCAAATGCAGGATCATATGGGTCAATGTTTACCCAAGTAGGTGTAAAGATACAAGCACACTGTCCACTCATTCTTTCAGCAGGTACTTCGCCTTCATCATAGAACCACAATCCAATTCTACTTGCATCTGTAGTTTCACGACCTGTTGTTGTGTAGTGCAACTGTAGAAACAATGTGCTTCCTGCCTTCAACAAACCACCAGTATTTTCTGGCATCATTCTCGGGGAACCACCGGGAACATAAGCAGCAATCTCAGGACCGTCACCACCACCCGAAGCACCTAGAATGTTACGAGGATTTAAACGAGTACCTGGATCTACTACAGCGTTCAGGGTATGATGAAGAACTGTACGATCACCAGGCAAATATTCACTTGCCTTTACCCAACGGTCAGCAGGAATGTCAATTGGAACCATCAATGTAATATAATCCATCACACCAGTTGCAGGTATTGCTTGCTCTGGTACTTCAATGATGTAATCAGGTTCACCGAATGCCCATTCAGTTTCTGGCCAAGTAAGCTCAGCCAATGGATCTGCATACACTGAACTTGTCAGTAATGCACATAGTAATGCAATAGCGTATTTCATTTTTATTCTCCTTGTTTTAGTTTACTGGCGTACCAGCATCAATCCAATCTACTAGCGTTTGTGTTTCTTCAATTGTTAATGTCATACTGTTTTTAAATTCACCCACATACGGATCAATTTGTCCAGGAGGCATACGCTTAGTAAGCAATACTTCACGAACCATTGGTGACCATCCAACAAGCATTTGACTACTATTAAAAGCAAAAGGAGCAATGCCACCTTCTCTGTGACAAGCAGCACAATTCTTTGCTATAATAGGAGCAACCTCTGTTGTGTAGTCTGGCGTAGCTTTTTCTCTAACAAATTCAGGGAACTCGTATGTGTATCCATGAATTGAATAACTAGATTCTATTTCTAAATTTCTAGAATCAAGAGCAGCGGCGAGCCCAGGCGCATAAAATCCCAAATCTTGCGTAACTAATTTAGTATCATCCATTAGAATAGGAATAGTCGTTGATTCTAGTTCTCTATTGTTTCCCGGATAAACAAAAAAGTAATAAGTTTGAGTTGATTGGGCTTGTAGCTCTTCAACTTTTTCTCTTAGCTCTGAATTACCGTCGTAACTTACCAATATGATTTTAGCATCAGGAGTTCTAGCATACCAACTCATTTGATGCTGAACACCATTTTGATCAATTAACGAAAAGTCTTTAGCTTGTACTGTTGTTGCCAGCATTAAAAATAACGCTGTTAATAATATCTTCATTCTATCCTCAATGATAATAAAAATCGGGGTCATATACATGACCCCATAGGTTTAATACTTACTTGGTTTCGGTGTAAGAAAAATAACCGATAAACATTTCTTCCCAGGATTGTAAGCCACCAATCGCATCAACGTTTGGATCTGGGTTACCAACGTTATATTGTGAGTTATCAAATAAACCTTCAACTACTACACGTGAACCAGCTGGTATAACCATTGGTTCTGCCATACGATAAGTAGGTTGCCATGCAAAGTTGTAGTCAGGAACATTGATAATGTCTTCAACTGTGTTGTCAGGATAAATCACACGAGCAGCCATTGATTTGCCACGATAATGCATGTGAGCGCGAAAGCCGTATAAAGTAATTTCGTTTTCAAATACGTGTGTTGCATTAGAAGCATATTCCATTTGTCCTGCAGGAATATGAATCTGGTTCATTGGGGTAGACACTGAGTAAGTATGAAACTCATATTCTGGCTCAGCATCTTTATCAGCAAACCATAAGCCTACACGAGTACTATCAGCAGTTTCCTGACCGAAAGAAGTGTAGTGGATGCTCATACGCAGTGCAGAGCCGTCAGGCATAAACACACCAGTGTTAGCTGGGAACTCAGTTGCGTATTCTTTGCCGGGGGCATAACCTTCTAGAAATTCACGACGGTTATCGTTAACAGTTTCATCAATCATACCATCAGCAGCGTTTTGTCCGTCAGCTACTACATAAGATAATAGATGATGGAGAACACGCTTGTCTCCGGGTATAAACTGAACTGCCTTCACCCAACGATCTTCACCGAACTCAAGAGGTATAACTGAATCAATATAGTCAATTACGCCTGTTGCTGGGACAGTAAAGCTTGGTACTTCTACAACATAATCAGGTTCTGAACCATTATAGAACCATTCTGAACTAACTGGTTCTACTTGAGTCAGTGGATCAACTCCCTGTGCCCAAATAGACATACTTACAAAAAGCAAAATAATACTTGTTACGATTTTTTTCATTTTGTCCTCCTTAGGATGATTGGTGCATCGGTAATGATGCAAATTAATATTTTGTTATACATTCTTATTTATACAAATACAGATCATTGTTCTCTTATTCATTAACTTATTCGTATGTTACAGTAGTTGAATCCCCTAATCTCCATTTCGGATTAGTTTCAACTACCCATTTCTTAGTAGCTACTTTAAAATCAGGGTGTAAAAGTTCTTTTGGATTTGAAGCAGCATCAAAAAATCTACAACGATTATTGGGCTGAGCCGCATACTGACCGTTATTAAGTTGTATAAAGTTAAAACTTTTATGATCTTCAGGATACTCTGAATAACTAGTATCTAAGATGTTAAAATCAGGAGAAGCATTGTCTACTGTAAACATATAATCTCCTTTATGTAATTGCTTATCTTTAGCAAAAAATTCACAAGAAAGATTGCGTAAAAATGCTTTTTGTATCACAGTCATGTCATAACTAAAGCAATCCCATATTTGTAACGTATCTAAAGTAAGAAATTTATTTGGCTCTAAATCAGTGTTGCGACTGACATAGGCATGTAGTGGTAACTTGTCGTAAAGCGCAGCATATCTAGGTAGATAACTTTCTATTCTAAATGCTTGACTGCGCAAACTCTTTATTGAAACCCAAATACAAGGTTCATATTCTCCGTGCCCAGATTCAAAATCGTAAAGAAATTCTTTACGAACCCAACAATGCACCGGCGGTAAATTAGCTACTAAGAAACTCATGTTATTTTGTCTTTTTTGATACTTGTTTTGTTTGTTTAGGCTGTGCTTTTTTATTGTTCTTGTTAGCATTCATTGCTATCTGATCTATTAACTTTCTACCTGATCCGGTACGTTTTAAATCTATCATTAGTTAGTCCTATTTAAAGAATATCAGTGCCATTAATACCGCTTGACCTATAAATCCTAAACCAATAGTAATAATATTAAGTATATCTTTTTTGATAACTGCTTTTATAAAGAACATAGTTAATGCTCCCCATAAAATTAATACTACATCAATTGGAGGAGTGTTATCGGTTAGTCCCATCATTAAACCTAACATTGTAGGTATTGTAGCACCATGTAACGCTATGACACCTACCCATTCTACTGTATCTGATGATACTTTAGCAATTGAGTTTGTAAAGTCACTAAATTGGTGTTTAAAAAATGCAACTACTTTCATATAGATTCCAATAATCATTAGTTTATAATCAGTTTTAATTTCAGTATTATTTTCCATTAGCTACGATCCTGATAAAATACATGGGCACCTATTTTAGCTACTTGCTGATAACGCCAATTAGGTGATATAGTGTCAGCATGAAAGTAAATAGCATCTTTTACGCTGTCTAGTCTAAAATCTTCTAACATTACTTTTTTTGCCACTTCAAAACTTTCAGCATAAGCTACTGAGTTAGTAGGTGTTACATGATTTCTACTAGAACAATACCAGCTAAACTGACAAACTACTTGTTTCATAAAAATGTTTTTTTCATGTACCACAGCACACACTGTATCAGGGAAATCCTCATGTGCTACTCTGTTCATAGTAACTTGTGCTACAGCTACTTTTCCTTCAAAAGGCTCGCCTCTTGCTTCTCTGTAAATATTCAAAGCCATACAGGCTAGCTCTTCTTCTATATGTCCTGCGGTAGGATGATCATATTCAGATAAAGTGCTTACTTGGGTCTTATATTCGTTTATTTTGAAATTGCTAATACTAGCCACAAATATACAAGCTAGGATAATACCCAATACGCTTGACAGTATTCTTAATACATTTTCCATGTTAATCTCCATGTTATAAGTTAATAACTTATGTTAATACATTTATACAGTATCATTAATACTTATCAAAATCAATAAAAACGGATTATTAATTTACCCAACAGTCACAATTGCATTCTATTACTTTATCAATTGCTTCTTGGATAGTTGGACTAGCTGGCAACAATGTGCTACTTGTATACTGAGTGTCTAATTGCGGAGGAATGGCTGGGTTAACTTGTATAGGAACTGCAATTATATATGGTTCAGTAAGAGGTGTTTCTATTTCGGGTCCTACAGGTATTAACGTACTTACTACGGGATTTGGTTGATTTTCTATTATAGGAATAATATCGCCGGCAGCAACTTCGTTAGTTTGATTAAATTGTCCATTAGAAAATATCCCATTTGGAATAGGATTTATTGTTTCGTTAGTGATCGGATCTTTATTAGTTGCCCATGCAGGCAATGTATAACTATCTATTGAAGGATCAGGTAGTAGTCCATTAGTAGTTAATTGTTTTACTTGTGCATCACTTAATGAATCAGGTATATTATTATCTAAAGGTATTCCCGTCTCTAACAATCTAGTTTTGTTTCTACTCTCTCGCATAAAAGCTACTATACTCTGACCACTTACATTACTTAAATTAGATATAGCTTCTAGTGTTTGAGCAGACATATGAGGTTTAGTATCTTGAGCTAAGTCGGGCAATGAGTCAGTAAAAGTATATAAAGATGAAGGATATAAATTCAAGAAATAATCTTTACGCACTATAGTAGAAGAATCTACAGGCACTATAGCAACCGGCGGCAATGCAATATATCTAGCACGTTGTTCTCGTGCAAGTTGTGCACCGCAAATGTTCCAGTATGTATTTAAAATTGTACTAATATTAGGGTTGTTTGATTGTATTGATACAATTTCTGCATTTGCTTGGTCGATATAACTTTGTACAACAGTATTCATAGGGGCTGGCCAACCTACTGTTCCTGCTGATGTGTTAGTTCCAGAAACCGTAGTAGGAGGACATTGTATTGTTATCGTTGGTATAGTTGTTGTGTCAGTACCTGCAGAAGTTAACGATACACTTGTTACTCTACCAAAAGTGCCGCCGCCGTTGGATGCAGCGTTGCTATCATCAGTTCCTATGGTTGCAACAGCAGTAGCACCCGAGCCGCCTGAAATAGTTATAGTAGGAGCAGGTGCATTACCCCTTCCATATCCACCGCCATCATTAGTAAGAGTTACTCCAGTTACTGTATAAAAAGTATCAGGACCTACAACGTAAGAAGTATATTGTACTGTTACTGTTGCGGCTTCCCAAGTAACTGCTAAAAAGTTTTCTCTGTATATGTTAGCAAGGGTTTGTGTTTGTAATTCAGTAATTCTTTGATAAATTAATTGCCAAGGATACGGTAAGCCGGTCATAGAACCAAAAAAGTCAGACATAGTATATGTACCATATAATCCACTTCCTAAGGCAGTATAACTTAACCCAGTATTTGCAAGTGTTTCATCAACTGGTATATCAGTACCGTTGGTTAAAGGTAATCCTGCAGTAGTTTCCATTGACCTTACTACTTGCGCAAAAGCTACTATGTCACAGTATTTGATATTTCTTACTTGTTGTAAGGAATATGAAAATGCTCCGGCTGCTACTGCTTCTGCAAAAGGAATAATGTTGTAAAGATAAGAACCAAATCCTACAGGTATTTCACTATAATTAGTACCATCTGTTATTACGTCAGTTATAGGAGGTTCTCCCGACAATGTTTGTGTGCCTATTATACTAGTTATAGCAGGAGATGTTAACTGAGGATTCAGCCCGTCATTTGTAAAAATTAAATAATAAGTTTTACTATTAGTGGGTCCGGGACTAATATTGTACACGGGGACCGTAAGAGTCTGATAGCTGTTAGGAAATAACTTTCTAACACTCAACAAATCAGCTAAGTTATCTATATTACTTGTTTTACATTTTAGTACCGCTAAAATATTTCTTAAGCTTTCACCCGTTACTACTAAAAACGCACCGTATATTCTTTGTTGTGATTTTTTACTAACATAGTCTACCTTGCCATTTAATATAGCACTTATCTCGGTGTTTGTTAATCCTGAAGATAATAGTGCTAACGTAACGTCATCTGTAATAGCATTATTTTTGTATAAATTACGTAACATATCCGACGGTAAACCAAATGAATCTATAGTGCTTAAATTTATTGCGTTACCTAAATTTATTAAATCATTACCAAAGTCTTTAGTAGCTAAGCTTACTCCTGTAACATCCGCAGTAATAAGATCACTCATATTGCTATACACTCCTTCTAAAAAGGTTTTGGAGTTATCCATAGCAAATATGTTTTGATTAGAAGTACTGATAAAAGATTCTGCTGTTAAAAAAGATGATAAGAATTCTTTGTATTCGGGATTGGCTGTATCTACAGTGTTACCATTCCAATTAAACTCATACCAAGCTTGTAATGCGTGTAATCTTGTATAACCCCACTGTGTTATAGAAGTATTAGGATTAGTACCGATTACTCCAGTATAAGGATACCAAGTTGCTTCTTGACCTTGATCTGTATTGCTTGTTAATGCATACCCAGAGTTTGCAGGTCCAGGTAACGCAGGACTAACTCCTTTTTGTGCCCCATAATTTTCTGCAAGAGTAGTCCATATACCTGAAGGATCAGATACATCATAAGTAGGTGGTTTTGAATTTCCCAATGCCGGTATAGACGTAGATCCTATATTGATAAGATTATCGTATGTATCTGTACTATTAGTTCTAGTTAGTAAGTTTCTAAGATAACCGTCATTAATGCTAAGAGTTTGTAATCGTAAAACAGTGTCTTGTACTATGCTACCAAAAGTATACGAACTATTTGTTTTGCTACTTCCCATGTAGCTAGTAGCCACAGGGTTTATCGTGAAACCTTGATTGTTAAGTATAGAACCTTGTACGTTAACCCCTAGTGGGCTTTGCTTTCCTGAATTACTCATGGCACGAAAATATCCGGACTACCTTCTACTATTTTATGACCACAAGTGTTTCCTGATCCTACTCTTAATACAGGTTTTCCTTCACAGAAAACGGTAGGACTGCCTTGAGTAGTCTTTGCTGCTCTATGCGGAGGATGTGGTTTTCCAAACGGAGCATGAGGAGTGATATCACTAACGTGGAGACCTACAGCGATATTGTTAGCAAATACAGTGCTTGCACCTTTTACTATCTTACCGCCCGTAGTATTTTTATCACCCTTTCTGCTCAGTTTTTTTGACATGTTTTATCCTACTAAAATTTTCTTTGCGGGTACCTTAATACCAGACACTGCTTCAGTGTATTTTGTTTTAATATTATATTCTGTTTCGCAAATAACTGCAATACTATTCTTATTTAGTGTAAATTCTCCGTCGGGTTTTGCAGTAAATAAACTGGGAACTAGTCCCATACCTTGTGGCCCGGGCGCTACTGAAACTGGTTCGGTAATAATTAAATAAGTATCGGTTACTTCTTTGACTCTAGTGATTAATTCTTCACCTGAGTTTAATTTAATAGATACTACTTCGTTAATCTTAATGTTCATATTTTTCCTTAGTTGTTAAGTTTTTGTCTTAGTTCTTGGTATCCGCCAACATATTGTTCATCTAAGAAAATTTGCGGCACTGTTCTTGCTGTTGGCACTGCTTCTAACAATTGTTCTTTCGTCCATGCTTTGCCAATCTTGCGTTCTTCAAATTCAATTCCTTTTGATTCTAATAATTGTTTTGCTTGTACACAAAATGTACATGCGTCTTTCGTCCATACTATTGCTTTCATTTCTTTTTCCATTATAAATTAGGTAGTTCATCGTAGTTAATATCAGACGACATTACTCCGATAACATAGTTAGTTGATTCATTTTCTTGTAGTGCCGTTTGCTTGTTGCTAGTAGATGAATGTTTATTGAACCAGGGAATAGGAGTAGACTTGGGAGCATTAGCTTGATACTTGATACCAACTTCTTTTAATGCGGTAGCTGCTGTATAATCTACAAACTCTTTTAAAATACTAGCATTAAGACCGATAACAGGACCTTTTTTGAATAAGTAATCAGCCCATGCTTTTTCTTCTCTAATCACATCCATATAAAGAGCATAAACTTCTTGTTCGCATTCTTGTTTAGCTTGAGCAAATCTTGGATCTTCTTTTACTACTTGATTAATGATATAAGCAGTCCAATCTTTGTGTAAAATTTCATCTTGTAAGATCAAGCTAATAATGTTTCCGTTACCAATAAAAATCTTGTTCTCAACCATTGCTAATGAAGTAGCAAAAGATACCATGAATCTAAATGCTTCAAGTGCGTAAGAGGCGTTTAGTGCCATCCAAATAGCTTTGATATGTTCTTTTTCATCTATCTTATGACCTAACTCTTTTTTACAGTTAAGCACATGTAGCTTGTCATAGTATTGACCCACGCTTGACGCCATGTCAATAATTTCTTGTGTATCATGAATAGTGTTAAAAACATCTTTTGGTACATTGTAAATATTACGAATGATATGACTATAACTTCTGCTATGAATATTTGTCTCAAAAAAAGTCCAATTGTAAACTAATGCTTCTAGCTCAGGCAAAGAAATAACAGGAGTAAAGATTTGACTGGGCCCTCTGCCTTGTAAACTATCAAGTGCAGTTTGTCTTAACACATTGCTAGTAAAAATATGTTTGACCGCGTCACTAGCATCTTTGAAATCTTGTGCGTCTTTCGTTAGTGAAACTTCTTCAGGGATCCAAAAGAAGCCTCTAGCAGTTTCTTCTAGCTTAGCAATTTTAGGATACTTAAATTCTTCAAATCTTTGAATAGTTACCGGGCCTGCAGGATCTAAAAACATCTTTCTTGACAAGTAATCTGTTTTTGTTTCTAAGTTATATTGTTGTTTTGACATTTATTAATCCCCAAAATGTTGTTTAAGTGCGTCAAGTTTGTCTTGATATTCTACTAATTGTTGAATTTCTTTTTCAATAGCATTCATAAGATCAGTGTGATCATGAATAGCTAAAGGATTAGCTAACATAATCTCTACATTCATTTTATGCTTTTCAATATGTCCTACAAAATGTGCTTCTAGTGCTTTTAAAATTTTCTGTTTCATTTAATAATCCTTATAATTTGCATGATTCGCAATCACTTTCTTCATCATAGTTAATAGGTTCTAACATCTGGGGTAATTCTTCTGCATCAGCTTTAGATCCTGCTTTATTAATCAAGCTGTAATAAAGTGTCTTTCCGCCCCAGTAATAAAACAACATCAAGTTTGCAGCAATCATTGTTGTAGGTACTTTTCTGTCTGCAAAGTGCGCTGGATTATAAAACGTGTTAGTACTTATGCTTTGATCCACATAAGCTTGTAAGACTGCGGCTGTTTTTAAGTAGTCAACGCAATTAGTTTGATCCCACATTAACTGATACTTGTTTTTCAATCTGTGATATTCTGGAACAACTTGAATAAAACTACCTGCTTTAGATTCTTTTACTGTAATCAAACTCATGGGCATTTCAATACCATTAGTAGAATTGATTACAACAGACGAACTTTCTACTGGAGCAATTGCCATTAGAGTAGCATTTCTAACACCATATGTTTTCATTTGTTCTCTAAGTGCTTCCCAATCTAATTCGGGAGTAAAGTCTGCTAATTCGTTAACACCTTTAGCTCTACGTTCCCAGGGAAATATACCTTGACCATACCAAGTTTTATCTGAATCTACACACTTGCCTCGTTCTTTAGCAAGTTCTACAGTTGCTTCAGTTAGGTAAAATGCTTGATGTTCCATCCAGCTTTTAACTTCATTGAGTGCGTCTTGTTCACCATATTTAAAACTACGTTTAGCATGCCAATATGCTAAGTTAGTGACACCTATTCCCAATGGCTGAATTTCATCATTGCTTAGTTTAGACTGAATAGACAAGAAATCTTGATAGTCAAGAATGTTACACAAACTACGCTGAAGGATTCTACATGCTCTGCGCATATCTTCTGGGTTTCTAAAAGCTCCCCAATTAATTGAGCCCAAGGTGCATAAGGCGATTCTGCCCTTATCATCATCTAATCTTTTAAATGATTTAGTAGGCAACAAGATTTCTTGACAAAGATTAGATTGATAAATCGTATGATATGTGGTATCAAACGGTCCTTGATTTTGTACGTTGTCAATAAAGGTTAAGTAAATTCTACCAGTGTCTGTCCGTTCTTTAAGAATACCACTTTTGAATACATCTTCAGCATTCATTGTTTTTTTACGCAAGTCTTTACGCTTTTCATACTTTACATACAGTTCTTCAAACTTTTTAGTATCGCTGTAAAAAGTTTCATAAAGATCAGGTACTTCGTTGGGGTCAAAGAATGTAATATTTTCTTTGTTCTTAAATCGTCTCCAAAAGAATGCTGATAAGACTACATTGTAATCCATGTGTCTTACGCGAGTTTCTTCTGTGCCTTGATTGTTTTTCAGTACAATAAGATCGTCAAACTGATAGTGCCAAATCGGATATGTGATAGTGGCTGAAGCATTTCTGATTCCTCCCTGTGAACAGGATCTAAGATCACCAAACCATTTTTTCAAGAAAGGAATCATACCAGTGTGCATGACTTCACCTCCTCTGATTGGAGAACCAAGGGGTCTAAGTCTACCAATTTCTAACCCAATGCCAGCACGTTTACTAGCATACTTGGCCATCATTTCACCAGAAGCAAAAATACTGTCAAGATCATCGTCTGTTTTAATCAATACGCAACTACTAAACTGTTTAGTTGGGGTACCTAACCCAGCTAAAACTGGTGTAGCTAGTGTAAACAAGCCGTCACTAGAAGCGTTATAGTATTCACGAATGTATCGCATTCTTGCTGAGTTGGGTTCTTCTTTGTGAAATACTGTAGCTGCTGCGATCATGTATCTGATCTGAGGTGTTTCGTATATTTCTTTTGTGGCGCGGTTTTTAACTAAGTACTTTTCAATCAATTGCTCAATGGCGGCATAAGAATATTGTTCATCTTTTTCATGATCAATAATATCATTCATCTTATTCCAATCATCTTCTGTATACCATTCTAATAATTCTGGTGTATACAACCCAGTAGCTACATTCTTTTTTACAATTTCAAAAAGGTGGGGAGGTTGATATTGTCCAAAAACATCTTTTCTTAGCATTGATAAACGTTGCTTGCCAGCTACATACTGATAGTTCGTGTGCCCAACGTCTGGGTTATTTTCTACATCAATTAAGTCTACTATGGCTCTTAGTGTTATTTCATCAATGTCGCTTGTTGTAATACCATCAAAAAAGTGCGGCTGCGCTTTGATTTCAATCATTGATTGACTTACATCTGCTGTTCCTTTGCATATAGTAGCTATTTGCTGTTGCCATTTTTCAATGGTTAAGGGCTCTTTGTTCCCCGATCTTTTAGTAACGTAAATCTTCATAGTGTTCCTGTTTTTTGAATGATGGGTATAATATTATATTTTTTAGTTATAGTAAAGTCGCCGAGTTTGTTATTTACTACTGTATGGGGCCAGTAATTAAGTACATATTTTGCGCGGTCAACTAAGACTAATACCACATCTATACTATTATGATCGGTTGCGTCAACTAAGTCAATGTCTGATATGCCCAACATAACTAGCGTATAAATCATGCCTAATGCTCTAGCATATGGGCAATACATATTATCATCTAATAGTTGCCAAGGATCGGGCCAACTGTCTATATCTACTGGATGTAAATAATGTGCTGTTGCTGGACACTGTTGCCAAAACTTATCTACTTCAGTACATTTTTCATGCAGTGGCAAATGTATTAGGTCAGTTCTTAGGTTGTTCCAAGCTCTAAGTCTAGTATAAAATTCAAGTTGAAAAGCATTCATATCATATTACTTATCTTGATATAAATTGTTTGATATGTTTCAGTACTGTAGTTGGTTCAACAAATGCATCTTTGTTATATTCACATTGTTCCCATAAATAAAACTGTTCTTTTCTTAGATACTTTTTGTCTTTTAATAAATTGATGTTTTCTTCATGTCCAAATATAAGAGGATTACTTTGCGACCATATCACTATACCCGGCTTTTTTAAGTCCCAGCAAAAATGTTGAAAGAAACTGTCTACACTAATCCAAGTATCACATTGGTTTACTAACTCAGCTAATTCAGTTAAAGGTAAATTTTTCCTAAAATCAGGAACTAAGGATTCTTCTCCCTCAACACCTATTTGAACTATATCATAACCATTTTTAGACAATTCTTTTACTAGCTTTGCCCAATAAGGATAGTTTTTTGGATTGATCTTTTTGTTTCTAAGTTTTTGTGCATATGGTGAAATAATAATCATGCTTTAACCGCTTCCATACACAAAAATATATTAGAGGGCATATTATTAACTACTACATATTTGCTAGTTGCCGGAAGCCTTTTAATACTAGTAAATCCTGCCCATTTAAGTTGGATACTCAGTTGAGATTCAGTGAATAAGAATAAGTGCTGCTGTCCTGGAATCCATGCTGTACTAAAGAAATGACCGTATAAATTGATTCGCTCAGATTCATCACTTTCAACAAACATTTTACAACTTTCTAAAAAATCAGGAGTTTCTATATGTAGCCTTCCGCCAGGCTTTAATACTCTACACCATTCTTGTAGTGCTTCTTGTCCCTTATGCCAATCAAAATGTTCAATTATGTGAAACGCTTTAACTTCATCAAATGTATTATCCGGATAAGGTACTAACAATGCGTCAAATCTTTCATCTACTTTTTCAGCATATAAATCAGCGTTTATATAACCTTCTAAGTAATCATCACCACAACCTAAGTGTAATTTCATTTATTGACTCCGTACATTTTTCTAAATGCTTTTTCTAAACTATCTTGCCAATTCCACTGATCCATTTTTTTGTATATGTTCCACTGATCTATGTCACCAAATTTATTTTTAGCTTCTTGAATGCTTTTACCTGGAATAATTTCTGGATAGCATGAATACACTTCAGGATTCTTTATATAAGGTAATACATGTTTAAACACAATATGATCGCCCATACCTGAGTCTAGTACTACAACAGTAGTATCTTCAAGTCCAACAAAATTTCTAAAAATCTTTTCGTCATGATCATAAAGTTCTTTGTTGTTAGTTGATCTTATCCCGCCAGTATCTGATTTAAAATGCCAAGTTGTAGCGTAGGGAATAACAAATAAATCATAGCCCTTTTGATGAATACCATATGTGAATAGCGTTTCTTCTCTGTGTGCTACTTTTGATAATGCTAAGTTGTAATCGTAAATGCCTGCACGATATAAAAATGAACAATGTAAGTGTTCTACTTTTTTTACTTTTCTAATATATCCCCATTGAATATTAGACTCGTTATCAATATCTTTTATTTTTCCCGTAGCGTTTCTAGGCGTAACATCCCAATTTGGAGTTAAAATAGCGCCGCCTATTGCTGCCGCTGTTGGATGTAAATGCATAGCTTCTTCTAGTTTTTCTAGTACCTGAGGCTCGGGTGCATTGTCATCATCTACACGCCAAACAAAATCATAACCTTCTTTAGCTGCTTTTTCATTTGCTTTTTGATGATTAAAGTGCTGTCCTTTTTTCTCAGCAAATTGCCATTCCCATTTAATATTTTTTAAGTCCATTAACTTAAAAAGTTGTTGATAAACAGGAAAATTTCTCATATCTTCAGGGGTGTCATTATCATCATAGATAATTAAAAGATCAGGTTTTCTAGTTTGACTAATAACGCTTTGTATAGCTAAAGGCAAGAATGTATGATACCTGCCTTTAGTTGATATGGAACATAATATTTTATTTGTTTTATTCATTTTACCCATTTTTCTACTGCAATGTTATCCATTATTACTGGTCCCTTATCTGTGTATGCATACTGATTAACACAATGAACTCTAGTAAAACCTGCACTATTTAATAACGCTCTAATACTATTAATATCTTGGTATTCAGGTTTTGGATTACATCCCCCGCTGTGTAGTTCAATAAAGATTTTATTAAACCTACTTAGTGTATATTGATCACAAGTGTGAAGTATATTAAATTCTGATCCTTCACAATCAAGTTTCAATACTAAGTCATTACCATAAACTCCCTCTCGGTCTAATAGTGTCTTAAGCGTTATAGTAGGGGTTCCGTTATTACTAACATCACCAACCTTAGAACCAACGTGATGATTTTCTACATGTACTAAAAGACCATCACAATCATATACAGCATTTAGACGAGGAACAATGTTTCCAATGCTTTTTACGTTAGGCAACAATCCTAATTCGTATACAGTAGGCTGTGCTTCAACTGATATTACTCTACGCGCCCCCCATTCTGCACATCTTAGTGAAAACATCCCTAAGTTTGCACCTATGTCAATTACTGTTTTATTGCGAACATCTTTAGGTTCTACTGCATAAGTGTTTTGTTCAAAAATTTCAATGTAAGTATTAGGCTCTTGTTGTTTTAAAAATTCATGATTTATATTTGGAATAGAAGTAGGTGATAAAGGCTTTTGTGCTTCAACTCTAAAATTAGATTCAGGATGGGGGATTTTTTCATCCATAAACTGAATATTCGTATATCCTGAATTTACTAAATGGTCGAACAATGCTTGCGGCCACCATCCAAATAAATGAGGACTGGTAATATTGTCAGGACCACCTACTCCAGTAGTATTAACACTGCCATATACTGCATTTAAGATACCGTATTTTTCTCCGGTACTAGATGCATTAACAAATCGTTTACACAATTCTTCAATATTAGGCATCTCCATGATAAGCTTACCGCCGGGCTTTAGTATAGATAGCCAATCACTTAGTATGTTTAATCCGTGATATGGGTTAAGATGTTCAAACACATGACTAGCTAATATTTCACTAACTGAGTTTTCTTCAAAGTCTAATTTAGTAATATCCATTAAAACTTGCGTTCGTTTATCATACATGTCTACTGATAAATAACCAGGATACGATATTCCACCTGAACCTAAATTTAATTTAATATTATTATTGTATCGTTTGCAGTTGATTAGTCCATTTCTTTTGACTATGTAATTAGTATATTCGGGAATATGCTTAAACGTTTGATTGTCTTTATGCCAAATCGGAAAGTTACCTATATTAGTAGAGGCTTCAGGTGAGTATTCAACATCACAAATATTAGTAATTTTGTATCCTGCATTTTTCATACGAATTGAAAAATCAATATCTTCTCCGCCGCCCGGCGAATAAATCTCATCAAGTATGCCGATCTTAGAAAACATTTCAGTTTTAATCATAACACAGAAAAATATTAATACGTCTGCATTTGAATAATCATCATGCAGCATAAGTGGTCCGGTCATACCTACCGTAGAGTCAGTAAACGGTACAACTAACATATTCAGCCAATGGTTTTGTGATTGAGGTAGTAGCTCAGTGTCATTGTTAAGTAATATCGTGTACTCTCCTTTAGCTAACTTAATACCCGCATTAGTAGCTCTGGTATATCCAATAGCTTCATCAAACCATACTGTGTCTACTTGATCACCTAAAGAGGTTAAATATTCTTTCGTGTTATCTGTGCATCCATTTGCAACTACAATAAGTTGGATAGTGCTCATGTCACTATAACGCTGAATGCTTTCTATACAAGGTTTTAATAAGTCATCACAGTGATTATAAGTTGGAATGACAATACTATATTTTTTCATTGATTTTTTTCCATATTTGTTTACCAGGTACTGATGATTACGTTCTATGATAGCGTTCTTTTCATCGTGATTGTCTGCAAATGTTCCGTTACCTATATGCATAATCGGGAAAGCATTACTTACTATGCCGGTATTAAAATGACCCGCCACATCTTCTGGAACTGCTGTTAGTTTATACCCAGCATTAATTGTCTTGATGCAAAAGTCACCGTCTTCACCCATTCCTGGACTAAAGATTTCGTCTAACATACCCAATTCATCAAACAAAGATCGTTTCATCATCACTAACCAAAATGCCATACACTCATATTGGTTGATACCGCAATCCCAAGTAAACTTGACTGGGCCCGTAATTCCCACGTTAGTATCATTATCAAATGGATTAGTTAGTAATTGTAACCAATTATTACCTAAGATAACTGTATCGTTATTTAACAGCACTACATATTCGCCCTTAGCTTTTTTGATCCCTTCATTAACTGCTTTTGGATAGCCAAGTGCTTGTTTATATTTTACTAACTTAAAGGGTTTGCCTAAGGTTTTAACGTACTGCTCTGTATTATCAGTGCAACCATTTGCTACGATAATTATTTCAACTTGTGATAAATCAGTGTTAGACTTTATACTTTCCAAACAAGGTTTCAACAAATCATCGCAATGATTGTATGTTGGAATGACAATACTATATTTCATTAATACTCTTCCGCAATTATTTG